CCACAGCTTACTCCGTCTCAGGAAAAACTTCAATTTCGCTCTTTTTAAAAGAGCGTTGGTGCGTTTCACCATCTTCACCTGGATAGTCGACGGTGTATTGAATATCGTCATCAACGATAGAAATGCCGCTAACTTCACCTTCGATAACAAAAATCTTTTGACGTACCTTAGTGCCTTTTTTGAATGCGATAGACATGATATTTCCTTACATTGAGCAAGAGTAGCTAACAGCAACAGAGTCGCTAGATGCGACAGTTTTATCGCCACCAGTGAAAAGACCAGCGCTAAACAGGGTACCCGTCGTACCGTCTTTAGTAGCAACAGTTGTCAAGAATGCACCCTTTAAGGTACCAGAGCTAGTGATCGAATAAGACAACGAAGACGACAGAGCTTTAGCGCCAGCAGAAGCGGATGACCACACTGCTGTTGGGCGAGCGCCTTGCGAATAGGTAGGGGCGTTGGTGATGCCAGCTTCTGTCCAACCAGCATGCGAAGACATAACGTCGCCTGCTGCAATAGCCGAATAGCTCACGGAGCTAATCAGACCAAGATAGAATGTCGCAGTATAAGAGCTACCTGCGAAATACTTATCTAGCATATCGTTCTTACCAGCGGTCACTACAGTATTTGGCGCAAACTGATCTTGCCAAGCAATGTAACGAGGAAATGCATCAAGCTTTGCTTGCAGATCAGCAAGCAAACTTTTATTCGATTTGAACAGACGTTGAACCCAAGGACGGCCAGGAATAGAATTAATCTGTTCACAAACAGCTTCAGCTTCTTCAATGCGTTCCGGAACAACACGCATACATTTGAAGGTATAGACACCTTTCGGGGCCAGGTTCTCTTCTTGTTTCATATTACCAGTGACAGAAACGCTGGTTTGTGTTTCTGCTTTAACCTTATCGCTACCGTTTGCGTCAATCATGATATTCCTCTTTAGTTTGCTCTAAATCGCCGCGTTCTACGGTACCGTGAAAAAATGGTTCGAATTTGTCTTTTTGTTTTTTAGTAGGCTTATAAGACACAATTTTTATTTGATTAGTAGTCTTATCTAATTTACCGTAGAACACATGGAAAAAGCCCCAACGTATTCTGCTTAGACGAAAAATTAGATAAGATTCTTTGCCTTTACGTGTACGACGTATCCAAAGAGACAACGCAAAGAAAATGCAGTTCGACCTACGGCGCGTGTGAAGCCAAATTTTGACACGACGTAACATGACGTATGACCATTAGTAAAACGCCCGGCTTAGGCTGGGCGTTTGTAGGTCGATTTAACCGATTAGCCCAGCAGTTGGACAGTGTGGTTAGGTTTGATACCCTTCACACCCCAAGCTGCGGAGATTTCGTACTGCATTTGACGGTACTGAGCATACATCGCCACTTCGAACGAAATCCCCGAACGTGGATCCGTAATGGTAATGCGGTCAACAGCAGAGTCACCACCATCAGGCAGAGCTGGCGCACGCGTTGCCAGGATGATCGCCGAACGGTTAAACGCGATATTCTGCGTTGCGTTGTTACCGACGGTCATTGCAACAGCGGATGCCGCGATTGCAGCTTTCAAGCCAGGTGCACCAATCGAGATTACGCCAGGCGCAGCGACACCAGTCACAACAACGTACTTGTTGGTGTCGCCGGTAAAGGTGACGGTATCACCAGCCAGGACGGTACCAGTACCAGTGATCAGGGTAATATCGGTTGCGCCGATAGCATAGCCTGTAGTGTTCGTGGTGTACGAAGCGCCAGTACCTTTAGTCACAGCGCGCACAGCAGCCGATTCGTGAATCGACAAACCATGCAAGTCCAGCAGTTCGCCAGAACGCAGAGTCAGCTCAGTGCCAGCCTCGTTTGCTTTGGTCAGCTGCGTGTTAGTACGCAGGCTTGCACCAGCAGTCGTGTCGATGATCAAAGCACGATCTGTTGCAGGGGCGCCATTGTCATCTAACATCTTACGAACTTGAGCGCTTTCGCCAACGCCGGTTGCGAATGGAGTAGTGCCTGCGGTACCGTAGGCACGCGATGCAGCCACACGAACAGCGTTAAAGCAGTCGACTTCCATTTCGTTGACCAGAGTACGCATTGCTTGCGTCATCTGTGCGTTCTTCAGAGCTTGAGCACCAGAACCATTCACGTTCAGTGCACGCTCTTGTTCACCATTCCAACGGAACGGCACGCGACGCGACTTAGTGATGGTCAGCGAGGTGCTACCAAAAACTTGCTCACCATCGTCTGGTGGTAAGACACCGGGCGTGATGTCAGTTGCGGTGGACTGAGGGCTGTTGAACGAAGTCACCAGTTGACCGACAGCAGCGCGAGCCACATCAGCATCTAACGTGACGCATGGGATAACGCCTACCAACTCGCGGGAAATAACATCCAGCGATTTGTACAGAGCGCCAATTAGATTGGTAAGGGTATTGGTAGCCATTTGATTCTTCCTTAGTCGACGATTTTAGTCCCACTTCGAGCGATGTTACCCTGTTCAATAGGGCCCAAACGATCGAAATTAGAACGAGTGATTGTTTTTCCAGAGCCGTTCCCACCATCACGGGAACCGCCAGAGCCGCTACCACTATTCCCAGCAGGGAACCAGTGAGGTTTCAGCTCTTTTTGAGTCTCAATCCATTCAGCAGGGCTAAAAGGAGTAGACCCATCTTTTCCAAGCTCAGGACGTCCCTCGGAGTCCAGTTTCACTGCTTTGCCCTTGGCATCCAAACTAAAAATCGTACGAGCATGCAGTAATGCGTCCTCAACAGCACTTGGATGCATACCCGTTGTAACTGCGCGAATCTGATTGTCGAGTACAGCGGATTTGTAGGTATCAGCACGAGCAGCCTCTGCCAAACGTTTTTCTTCGGCTGCATCAAGTTCTACTTTATGCTGCTCACGCATACGCTGCGTGTACTTCTCGATTACCATCTCTTTTTTGCCTTCGCTGAACAACTTAGTGTCTTCATCGGTGTCCAGTTTAACTTTTAACTGTTTGAGCGTTTCAGCATCTAAACCATCAAAAGCTTTCAATTGTTCTTTTTGCTGTACTACTGTACCAAGCAGTTCTTGATTCTTAGTTTTTAAGCCCAATACTTCAGCATCTACAGCATCTTTAATTCGTTTCGTAATTGCAGTTTCCGCTTCTGCCTTTGCTGCCGCTGCGTCGTCTTCACCTTCTGCTACATAAATCAAAAATGGTTTTTGTTCTGGATATTGACGGACATTTTTAAACATTTGATTCCCCTTGGGATTGATGCAGCCTAGCTGCGGAAGTAATTGGTCTTGACTTAGTCAGACCTTGATTCAAAACCAATTATATTCGTTCTAAGTTTGGATTGCAACGACTATTTTTATTTTTCTTTGGATCATTTGTTGGAATAAGGTCCCAACCTAATTCTCGCCTCGCATCTTCAGGAGTAACTGGTGGGCGTTTTTCTTCACGGTTACGTCTTTGCCATTCTCTTAACTGCTCTTTTGTTGGCTTAGACATGATGACCACACTAACTGTTCTGAAGCTGTGTTATCGTTTTATTGCTGCTTGTGGCACCTTTTTTAGAATTGGTGCCTTTCGCTGCACCCTTGTTCGGACCGTTGCCAGCACGATTACCAGGAGTTGTTGGAACGTCCATAACAGGCGGTGGATTTGCTTTGATCGAAGCTTGTTCTTCTTTAGCATCCTGATCTTCAGTTACAATCTCGCCCTTACGCAGATTCTCAAACATAGTGTCGTAACTGTATGCACCGTTCTGCCATCCAGCAATAATTGCAGTAAGAGTGAGTGCATCCATCGGGATCGGGAAGAAGTCTCTGTTTAGCTCAAACTTAATTTCAGACGTATCTGCACCGGCAAACTTACTGAATGTGGTCAAAGCTTCAGTAACTCCGATTGAGATAGCTTGAGCAACGCTGGCAAGCATGGACTGTTCCCCACCCCTATGTATAGCTGCGGTGTCCGCGCTCTCCACACCAGTTGGTTGTGCCTCTAACATACGTGCGCCAAGAACAGCCATCATTAGTTCTTTGCGTTCAAGATTTTCTTTTAAACACCCAAGACCCTGGCCAGTAAATTCAAGATAGGTTGCTTTAGCATTCGCGTTCGGGAACACCCATGCTGTCATACTACCGATATAAAACTTCTCGCCTGGCCGTTCCGGAGTATAGCCGCTAATCACAGGTGTAGGCAGGCCGGTGAAATGGCAACCATGTTCGTAGTCTGCAGTAACACGATAATGAGATAAGTTAGTGTCCACTAAATCAATGAGCGGTGGTTCGTCAATACACCAACTAGTATCGTCAACACCAACAAATTGGAATGGGATGTAATCTAAATATTCACCATTGATCATTGGAAAACTGGTTTTCAAGACAACATCTACCTCTTTACCACTTTGCATTTCTACACGAATCTCGCGAACACGGTATATTGTTTTAATCGAGTTCATACTAAGATCGTTTACATCAATCAAATCTAATACACGGAATCGTTCTTCTTCTTTATCTTCGTATTCGTCAACAGGTACCGCAACAAGTTCTTTTAGAACGATTAAGGACAGCACAGTTGAATTCTTGTATGTACGAGTCTTCCAATTCGTAATACCTTTTGCTGTATACATTTTGAACATTGGGCGCAAGTTTGCAGCAATTGCGTCAGCTGCTGTAGTAGTGCTTACGTCGACTGTTGGGTAATCGACAAAAATACCAGCACGTCCAACCTTGAGGCATTCTTCCGCAAGTTCAAGTGCAAACATATGCAAAGACACACCGGACATTGTAATATCGTCCAACAATGCCTCTACTGTTACAGGAACTTGTATTTTTGGAGGCTTGCGGAATAACATGCCTTGAAGACCAACAATAGTTCGCCACGTAGCATTATAGAATAGAGCTCTAGACTTATAAGATTCGTATTCATTATTGTCCTGGTCTGTTAATTGTGGTAAATCCACAGTATTGGATGCGTGTACAGCATCTTGACCTTTAGCGACACGAATGCAACGATCCCATTTGTCAACCATTGCATCATATTCTGGATGTGTATGTTTAACTGACATTTTAAGCTCCACCAATTTTGGTCATTCTTTGTTTTACAAAGTCAACAACATCGTCAAATAGATCCAATAATGTTGATTCAGTTTTGAAACCTGTTACACCATGAGGTAGTCTTGGAAAACGCATCTGTAAATCATCTTCAATAATTTTAGCGTTTAATCCGGTGAGCTTGAACAAGTCAACCTTCTCAATTTGGCAATTGAAGTCACGTAAATAACGACGGTGTGTTCGTAGCCTGGTGCTCGGATGATTGGTAATACCATATCCTGTAAATTCAAAGTCTCCAACAACCTTAACTAAGTACAAGTAAGCTTCTTGATTTTCTTGAAAACCAGACTTAGCACAAGTTGGGCAACCATTACCTTTTTCTTGATTTAGAAAATTATTCACTGTACAATTAGACCAAATATTCTTACATTTCAAACACTTGATTTGGAGTTTTGTCCCTGTATTAATTGGGCGACTTGTAAATTGTTGGAAATCCATTTGTCGTTGAGCACATTTGCGTCGAATTCTGATAATTTGTTGTGTCTCTGTCCAGCGCGGAGCTTTACCACAGCCACAAGGTAATTGACCGAGTTTTATATTACCTTTTAAAGTCTTATAGACAGCTTCACCAAATAGTTCAGGATCTTTTGCGCAAATATAGCACTTGACATAATAGAGCTTATTATACCCGGACAGGATAGTTGTTCCGGTTAGACCAAGGACTTCAACTTGTCTCGTTTTACCAAATCGCTGACCAATAAAATCATCCATCAAGCGCCCCCGATTTTTACCTTGTGCACCACTGCATCCAATGCGAGAACACGATACCTAGTATCGTCTGCTGCATGGTCTTCTGCGTCGGTAT